AAGTTTTAATGATATACATCATGGCAATGTTTCTTGGTCTTGATTCTCCACCAGAACTTGCTGTGCTTCCTGAAATACTGTGATCGTGACTAGCGTTAATTGTTAATGTTCCTGTCACACTGGTATCAGCACTTGAAGGAGTTAATGGCCCTGTTCCATTCGATCCTTTTCCAAAAATTCCAGATGTAGATCCTTGTTGGAAAGTTTCAGAAATATCTGTAGCAGTACCAGTTAAAGATTTATTTGCAACATCTAAACTTCCAACACCATGAGTATGTGATTCATTTTGATCTCCTTGAGAACTTGCTATAGAGCGTCCAGAGTCAGCACCTCGACCATTATCCCAACCTCGAACAAACTCACCTCTTAAATCTGGCAAGTTAAAAGTTGAGCTTCCATTCCCTGCCCCGTAAGTTGTAGAAATAACAGCAAACAAAGCAGCATAAGTTGTACGACTAACAGCCGCACCATTACATTCCAAATAGTCAGCAGGAACAGCACTGACAGCTAAACAAAAGACTGCACCTGATGGCACACCCTGAACAGTTGTAAATGAGAGCGTTCCCGATCCATCAGTTTTTAACATCTGCCCATCCGAGCCATCAGCCGAGGGAAGAGTAAAAGTAACATTAGACCCAATAGCAGAGGCAGCTTGCAACGCTACCCAATTACTACTATCAGAATCAGCAAGCCTTAAATCACCCCGAGCTTGAACAGTTAAACCATTACTGTCTATAACTGCTCTTTCTGTTCCAGCAGTTGATAATCCAATCGTATTTGCTGCTTTTCTAAATATTCCTGTATCGGGATCTCCGTCAAATGCCAGTGCTGGTGTGCTGGCTCCTGAAGCATCATCAGCCAAGATGACTCCTGTCATCGTGCCACCTGATCTAAGTAAAAGCCCTAAATTATCTTCTCCTACATCTCCAATATTCTTGAAGTTTGAACCATCATAAACTTTTAAAATATCGTCACTGCTATCTCCATAAAGCATAAACTTTACAGGGTTACTAGGGTCTGAACTGCCGCTATTGCTTGTTCTTATTGCGTCAAGAATATTATTAATGTCTGTCCGAACGACATTACCAGCAGCATTTTCTACGTTGTAGTTTGTGACCTGAGACACTAATTTTCTACAGTTTCAACCATTCTATACCCCTTTGCCGAAACCTACAGCCTGATAACTAAAGTTTCTATCCTTGCTTGTACTTCCGTTCTTAAAGTGAACAGTAAATCCTGTTCCTGAAACATTAGATAATTCAAAGAAATCACCTGACTCCATACCTTGAGCCGTAATACCAATCGAAGGTAAATAAGCGTTGGTTCCACCTAAACTTGCCGTTCCAGTAAAGAAAGGTTTAGTGAAAGTTACATTCTTTGCTCCAGAACCAGAAGCAATCGTTGTTGTACTTTGTTCAGTCCTAGATTGCAAGACTGCGCTATACCCTAGCTGCTGAACATTGACATTTTGGTTTGCATTAGTTGACGCAAGATTAGCTTTAAATTGAAAAGATCTTGCTTTAAATTCTCCATTAGCAAAAATATTAAAATCTCCATAACTAGAGCCATCTGTACTTGTCTTTACATAAACTTGGCAGTCAGTATCATTGGCTGGATCTCCATCCCAGTTATCAATATCGTCAACATTCCCCCAGGAATCAATATTGTTTCCAACTAGAACACCTAAACTTTGAATATGTCTTTTCAAAGTCAAAGTAAATACAGCACCTAAATCTAAGGTTTCTGCAAATTCATACGTTCCTGTCAGATTTGCTGAAGGATCTGTTAACTGCAACGCTCCACCTGTATAAGTGACATTTGTTTTGGTGCCTGTGCAACTGCCCGAACCAGAAGCAGAGCAAAAAGGTTGAGCCAGTAAGTCTTCTCTTTTTGTTAAAACTGCTAATTGCTGTCCTACATCTGGAATATCGATAATGACACTTGTCTCTCCAGATGAAAATCTTCCACCATCATCTTGAAATTTCAGAATATATTCACCGTCTAATGCTGGAACGACTGCTTCAGAAGTATTACCAGCTAAAGCGTTAACAAGATCAACTGAACCTGCAAACGTACCAGATCCATCTGTTTTATTGGAATGCCTAACATAAACTCTTCCTCCATGTAAGACATCAGCATCAGTTGATTTATCCCATCTCAACCTCATCAAATGATCCCCAACTGGTTCTGCTGTTAAATTCGCAACATCGGCTGGTAAGGCTGTCTTACCTTCTGCTTCAAATGATTGACTTAAAGGTGTATTTGATACTTGTAGTGCTGCATTAAATGAAAATATTTCAAACTCGTATGTTCCTAATTCACTGTTATCTATTGTTATATCAGGTCTAAATACAACCTGACTTACATAGTTTCCATTCTCAAATCTATAGTTAATTAAATATTGACTAACGCCAGTAACAGGAACCCAAGTAACAAATAACCTTGATATAGCGACACCATTCCTTTCTATCGTTTTTTCTTCAAAACTTAGAGAAGTAGGAGGGGCTGCTGGTGCGTTTAATATCGAAACATTTCTTGCTGGCAAATCAATTCCTTCTTCAATATTTGCATACTTATTTGGCCTATAAGATAAAGCTGTAATTTTATAATTAATCCCATCAGCTTCTTCTACTGTGATTACTCTAAATTTTTGAGCTTCGATTGTATCGCTCACTAAAAACCATATTGCATTTACATTTGGTGCTTCCGACAAAGCAGAAGACCAACTAATAACACCATCAGTAATACTTAGGACATCTCTTACTTCTACAGAATTATCGGGCATTAATATACTTACTTTTTGATTAGCTCCTCCAAATGTGGATAAATCTTGTGTGTCATCAACAGTAATTGAAGTTGTAGTTGCAGTCTTTATACGTCCAGACCTCCTAGCACCACTACGAACTGGATCGTTTACATCTATGACAGCTCCAGGTCTAATTGTTACTCCAGCATCTACAGATGTTGTAAATGAAACGACCTCTGACTCGTTTTGCTCCGCAAAAAGTATTGCCTGTCCTAATCTTTGGGCTTGACCACGACTTGTGCAAGCAAAAGCTCTTACATCTTTTTTAACAACTCCTAGCTTCGTCTTCGCATCACTATCTTCTACAACCTCATAATCTATTTCTCTCGAATCCATATTGTAGTAACTAACGGCTACGACAGAATGTCTGGTCTTAAGTGACGATCCAGAATAAGAAAATCCTTCCTCAGTTACATTTGCAAGACTGAATAAGAAACTTGCATCAGTAGGTTTATCTTGTGCAATCGTTATTGTTCCTGCACTCCATATAGGCATACATCTCATCACTCCACATAATTCTTCAATTAAATTAAATGCTTCACTTGCAGACAAAATATTAACATTGCAGCTAAATCTTGCTTCTGTGCCTCCTTCACCGTCATCAACTAATGCGTTTGCAAACTTAGAAGCATCAACAAAGCTAAATAAATCTAAATTACTATCACTGATATGATCTCCTAATCCATATCTAACGGTTGTAAGGAGATCAAGTAATACCATCGCAGGGCATGAACACCACTGCGCCGCAGCCATTGTTCCATTAAATATATAACCAGTCGGATAGATAATTCTACCTGTAGCACTATCAACAGTTGGAGTTCCAGAACCACCTGCTCCTGCACCTGGAATCCTGATCTTTACACCCCTAATTCTATATTTTCTACTTGGAATATTGCTTACTATTTTACTATCAAGTTTTAATGCAGCGTAAGCACTATTAGCGTAAGTTTGTTTATCATCTATCAACTCTTGCATTGATAAGACTCGAAAAGAGTCCTGCAAAGAAGCGTTTGTACTGTCAGCCGTTATGCGTAAAACTCTTACATCAACAGGAAACGCTCCATCAATTTCTACTCTGTAATCTTTCGAGTAAGAATCACTGGTACGACCTGTAACAGTATCCGTAAATAAAGTAGAAAAACCTCCAGAATTGTATTGAATTTGTACTCTTATTTGAACGCTAGAACCTAATAAATCTCCATTATCTTTTGCCTGTTGTAGTTGAGGAAAGTTAATCGTAACTCGAACAGCATCAACATCTGTATTTGTAATTGATTGAGTGACCCCACCACCTGAGACAGTACAAGCTTTAGGGAAACCAGAAATAGGGCTGGAAGACTGTTGAACACCAGGAATATGGGACTGTCCACTCGTACCAAAACGGGGAATAAAAGTAACATCTTTATAGTTGTAATCTGTAGCCGCAGGACTTGTTGAGTTAGCACTAGGATTAAGAACAGGAGTGTCATCTAAGTAAACATCTTTTAAAGCAGCAGTGTTATAAACTGCTGTACCTTTTGTTCTGTTTTCTTTAGATGCAGTAGCCCAACCTTCTATTTCACCTTCGCTGATTAAGTCTTGGATCGTTACAAACTGCCTACTGTTTAAAGTATCAGGTGCTCTTGTTGGTTTAGGTGGAGATTTTTGTTTATTACCACCACCAGATCCTCGTATTATTTTGCTCATGCTGTCACCTGATCAGTCGTTAAGTTCATACTAATAACTGTAGAGCCAGTCATTATTTCACCATAAACGATTGGATGTGTTGTTCCTGCTCTGGAGGTGTTTGGCGTTCCACCAAAATCGAAAGAGATACGTGGATCTTGATCGTTTTCAAACTTTTCAGGTTTAGGAACAGGAAACAACATTTCTGAAACACCTGAGAGAACTAAAGATGTACCCACATAAACAGCAGCTTTTGTTAATAAACTTGCCGAACCCCAACCAGTTACGCCTGCTGCCGTTAAAGATAAACCTGAAGTAGCAAAAGCTAAACCAATTAAAGCAGCACCAGCAAGGATCTTTCCTGCACCTCCTCCAGCACCAGCAATAACAGGAACAATCTTGATTTCTTCCGCTACTGGATAATGAATTTCTTCTTCTCCTATATCCGTTCCATCCGTTAAAACTTGATAATGCTGCGTATTCATGTGTGCCTCTAGTTGAGGCCAGTTCATTAATAAAAACCTTATAGAATCTCCAACACTATTTACATGAGCATCTAATTCGCTATGTCCTGTGAT